TCCATTTAAACTTAAAATTTCGTATATTTGGGAAGTAAAAGTTGCCATACCTTTTAGATATAAATATTAAAAAGATATGGCTTCGTTTTATTTTTTAGAAGTTCCTGTAGTACCCGATGTTCCTAAACTCATTCCTTTTTCATAAGCATCATTATATAGATTAATTAAATCTTCTACAATTGGGTCTCTATGGTTTTGTTTTAAAGATATTGCCTCTAAGTTTTTAATTCGTTTAGCAGCTGAATATAAGAATTTAAATCCAGAATCACGTTTTTGTTTTAAATCTACTTGAGCATCATCACCACAAATAATCATTTTAGATCCTTTACCAATACGAGTTACAATCATTTCCATTTGTTCATGTGTTACGTTTTGGGCTTCATCAACAATTACTACACAATTTACACATGCTCTACCTCTCATAAATGATACGGGAACGATTTCAATTTGACCTTCAGCAATACATTTTTCTACTTTTTCTTTATTGTAAAGTAAATACATGTTTTGATAAATTGGTTGAACCCAAGGATCCATTTTTTCTCTTAAATCACCTGGTAAGAAACCAATTTCTTCTTTTGATACAGTTGGTCGAGTAATAATTACCTTTTCAACTTCTCTCATAAACAAACGTTCTAAACCAATTTGACAAGCAAGTAATGTTTTACCTGAACCTGCTGCTCCTGCTAGTAAAGTAATAGTACTTTCTAATATTTTAGCTTTAGCAAGTTTTTGTTCTTCGTTTAATTGTAACTTAAAAGTTATTGGATTTTTTGGTTTGCGTTTTTCTTTGAAGATTTCATCTTCATGACTTATAGTTGTCATAGTTTTTAAAATTAATTTTTATTAATTTGTCTAATCCAGCATTTACGTGCATATGATCTTCTAAAACAAATTCAAAATCGTATCTATTATCCAAGGGAAGAACTAAATCGACTTGTGAACCCCATCTTATTAAAGAAAATCTTTCATTTTGTGCAAATAAATCATTTTGTTGGTTTGTAAAATGGGAAATAACGTTTACGTCCTCATCAGCAATTTGGATAAGATAATAAGTATAATCTAAAGAAGGTGAATAAATTTTGTTCCACATTCTCTCATTATATTTGAGATATTCTAAATTAGCGGGATTTATTTTACCATTAAAAATATCTTTTTCGGTAGCTAACATGGGTTTGTTAGTTGATTCTATCGCGTCTATAGGTTTATATGATAACATACCTCCGTAAGGTATACGATTGATGTGAACATCATAAAACGACATAAATATACCAATAACTAACGAAGGTTTTTGGTAATCTTTATCACACATAACATCTTGTAATGTGTAATTTACACCTTTAATTTCAACTACTGGTTCGCTAGGATCTTCTAATACTTTTTGATATAAAATAGTTCCATCAGCAGGTGAATAAAAATGTTCATAATCAATATAATTTGGGCGTGTTGGGTCTCTAAAAAAGAATTGATTAGAAAGTTGACCAACGGACATTTTTTCGGCTTCGGCAACATCTGTGTCAAGCCAATCCTCTAAATACTTTGCCATTAGATTAAAGATTTAGTATAATCAACGTAATTTAAGTGCATAACACAGCAAGACAACATAGCACCTGATTTCATATATTCTGATAAGTTAAATATTACAGGTTCCATTCCTTCATTAGCACATATTTTTTCTAATGTATCAATTTTATGTTTTTCTAAATCATACATTTCCTCACCTTTTTTCAATTCGGCAATGTTAGAGGCACATAAAATCATATTACCCATTCTTACTGAATTTGTAATTCCACCAAAAGCATCATCTACAGATACATCAATAATATCAGTGTATTTGCTTAGTGTTTTTAATTCCTCAGGTGAAAATAATTCAGTACAAATCATTGTCTTTTTATCATTCAAGGGGAAAATAGAACAATCTAAATGATATAAATAATCATCTACCATTTCAACAGGTATAATGTTCATATCATAATTTTCATTCATCCATTCATATGCTTCTTTTGATGAACGAATACCATATCCACCAATGTAAGTATTGTTTCCTAAATATTTTAAATCAGCTTCACCTTCCCATTTGTAAGGACAAATAGTAGTATTATAACCCATTAATTTAAAAAATGGTTGAGCTACTTTTTCTTCACCTTGTCTTGGTTCTGATGTAAAATTAGATAAAATAATTTCGTTTTTATCTTTTAAATGAGGTAAATAAATACCAACATTAGCTACATAAACTTGGTCTTGAAAATTGCCTGCTGAAGGTAATAAATAAACTAATGAACCACCAGCCATAAAATTATACAAATCCATAAATTGTTTGTATGCTTTAGGTTTATTAACTTTTAAATCTTCAGGAGATAATTCATTCATCCAAACATTGTTTGGATTTTCGGTTGATAACGTAAAAGGAAAATTTAATACATAACTTGGAACCGACAATTGGGATGGTGTTTCTTTCATAAAATCGCGTCTATAGGTTTTATCTTTGTGTTTCTAATACATATAGTAGAAATACCTATAAGTAAAAAAGGCCTAGAAAACTCTAGGCCTCTCTTTAAAAGTTTTTATTTTTAGTATATTTTATTCAAAACAAAAATATCTGAATAGATTGAGTTATCTGTGGAATTGGAACTGAATTGGGCTGTAACGTTTAAAGTATTAGAAATTGTGGTGTCAAAAGTTGTATTATTAATAGTATTAAAGGCAAATCCGGATTGAGTATTATTAGATTGTTTTGTGCTGTGGAATACCCCTAAAGATACAATAGAAGCAACACCAGGACCACCTAATGTTCTAACTGTGAAGTTTATAGAAAGTTGCCAAACATCATCAGTTGCTGTTGACATAGTTTGAGGTAATGAATCTGCTAATATTACAGAACCTGCTTTAACTCTAATTCGAATAGTATCATTATTTTTTGAAGAAAGTAACCCTCCAAAATCTGCTCTAAAACTATCACCTATTTGAAATCCATTTGCGGGTACGCTTAAAGTTCCAACACCTCCATTTATTAATGTAGATTCTGTAGTAGTACCTGTTATAATAGTACTATTTGCTGTTTGAGCAAATAATCCATAAGAATTTCCTTGAGCATAAACAATAGAAGAAAATGGGGTTTGTTTAGTAATTCCTCCTTGAACAACAGGAAAAACATCTGTTAATTGTAAGGCACTAGCGCTTGGTAATTGGGTTATAGGTAAATTTGGCATGTTTTAAAAGTTTAATATTATTAATGAATTATTTTCTTGTAATAAATAAAATCCATCTTCTTGTAATAAATTTGCTGGGTAATCATATATACTGCATGTATATAAAGTAATATATTTTCCACTACCACTTACCCATCCTAAAGCTGTATTAATATATGTAAAAGTTTGTTGTCCAATTACATCGGGTAATCTATTAATTACTGCTAAGGTGTCTGCTGAACTAGTAGTAGCTGTAGAATAAAATATAGGAGTGGATTCATTTATTGTAGCTCCTACTAAACTTTGAGTATAAGTATCTGTTATAAAAGTATAACTATTAGAATTACAAACATCCTGACCCCAAGTTAAACCATATGAACCTGAAGTAATGGATTGAGATATATCAAACCAAATATTGGCATATTCATAAATGCCTGAAGGTGCTGAAGCTGTGGAATATGCTACTAAATTTGTCACTTAATTATAAATATTAAAATTAAAAATAAAAAGCCCCGCTTGCGCGGGGCTCTTTAATTTAAATGCTTATCCTTTTAGGTTAAGATTAGATAGTGTTTAAACCACTAATATAGATCTTACCGTAGAATTCAGGACGTAACATCTTCTTAGCGTAACGAGTCAATAGACCTTTACGTGGAGTGAAGGTATCAGGATCGTACACTAGAGGAGTCATGATCAACGGAATGTAAGGAGCGAACACAGCACCTGTTTCCAAGAACTGAGAACCTCTGTAACCCATTAAGATCAAGTTTTCAGTCATGTATGGGTTCTTGTAAACCTTGTAACGACCGTTAACTGAACCAATTTTCTGTACACCGAAAGCATATTCCATTTGATCAGCTTCACCGTTGTTAGTAGAAGCGAAACCAGGAATTGATTCAAGGATAGTTGCAATAGTAGGAGAAGTAACTAAGAAGTTAGCGCCGCCACGTAAAGTTAACTGGTGGATCTTGTTAGATACTTTTTGGATTTTAGTACCTAAAGTTTGGAACCACTGACCTTGGGTGTTGTAGAAAGGAGAAGCAGCTGTTGCAAAAGCACCATTGCTGTAGTTTGTGTTGTTAATAGCTGACCAGTACTCAGTAGCAGCAGCAGCATCTTCGATTAACATGTCTAAGATTTCTAAATCAATTTCCATTGAAATGTACTCACTCATGATGTTAGTCAATTCAGCTTCAGCATCGATGTTTTGGTAAGCAGCTAAATCTTGAGCAAATTCAGGAGTCCATACTGCCTTCAATTTCTTGGTTTTAGCAGTGATAGGCTGTGATTGCATTCTAACGTTAATCTCTGGGATAACGATTTGAGTAGCAGATTCAGCGTTAGGTACTGAGAAAGCACCATCAGCTTCAAAATCACCACGACCTGATTGGTTACCACCTACTGCAGAAGCTTGGTTGTTACCTGAAGTAACGTTAATACCATCTTGTGAAGTTGATTTTTGGTAGTAAACAGTTGCTTCACCGGCTAATTCACCAGCGGTTGCAGTTGAAGAAGCAGTGTAGTAGAAATTAATTAAACCACTAGTGTAGTTGTAAGTTGTGAATGCTGATAATAAGTTAGTAGCACTAAATACTGCAGTTGAACCTGAAGTATATTCAACAACGAAACCACGAACTGCATCTTGGTCAAATGAAGGTATTACTGATGAAGAAATAACCAATTTAATGATTTGACCATTAACAACTGATTGAGAATAATCAGAATCAAAGTTTACTTCAGCCCAAGTAGCTTCAGAGAATGAACCTGTACCAGCTTGTGCAACTGGAGGAGTAGCACCGTAGTTAGCCGCACCAGTCATAGGCAATGAAGCCGAGAATTGGTTAGTAGAGTAAGTGAAACGACCTTCTGGACCACCATATAAACCACCTTCAGCAGCTGGAGTAGAGAATGGGAATTGAGAAGCTGTGTTTCTAGTACCGTACAAAGATTGGCCTGTAGTGTAAGGAGTCTTAGTAGTTCCGTATTGGAAATCTAAGAAGAATACAAGACCAGAAGGCATGTTCATAGGTTGAACTGAAACGAATTCTTTAGCTACGATAGTTCCGAATACCTTACGAACTAAAGGCAAAGCAATACCAGCCCAGTTTTCACCTTGACCACCTGATGTGAATGATGAGTTAGAAGAAATAGTGTTAGTTTCAGTTACCAACTGTTTAGCTTGGTTTTCTAACAAGATAGACATGTTGTTTTTGTCAACTTCACCTAAATTTTCTAACAATCCAGTTTTTGACCATTTGTTGGCCAATTTAGCAGCGTCGCTCTGTAGTGACTTCCAAGAGCCAGCTGCGCTTTCTAATAATTGTTGTACTTGTGACATTTTGTTTAGTTTTTTAATTTTTGTTTTGTTTTGTTTTACTTTTTAATTCCAGCCAATGTTTGCCATCTAGCAAATTGGTCATTTACTTCAAGAATTGGTTTCTTTTCAGCAATACCAGCAGGTTTAGAAGCACTACCTCTTAACAATGATTCGTTAACAGGATTTTTCTTTTCTTTGAATCCTTCAGATAAAGTTTCAAATACTAATTTAGCTTCTTTTACGCTAGCGGCTTTGTCGAAAGCAGCCAATACTTTTACTTTTTGACTTTCAGTCAAATTTTTAGCTTTGAAGATTTTGTTAGTGTAAAGCAATTTAGCATTAAACAAATTAACTTCGTTTAATTCTTCTTTAATGGTTTCTAATGCAGAATAAGCTTCGTCTAACTCTTTCTTCATTTCATCCATTTTTTTCTTCATTTCATCAGCTTTCTTTTTAGCTTCTGAAACTTCAATTGTGTCTTCTTCACTTGCTTTTAATTCTTCATCTCCTTCAGCACCTTTTTCTTCGCCTTTTTCTTCAGCACCTTCACCGGCTTCTAATTCACCAGCTTCTACCATATCGGCGATTACACCTTCGATGAAAGATTTAAGATCATCTTCAGACATGTTTTCAAGATCAATTTCTTCTTCTTCAGAAGCTTTAACCTCTTCTTCTTCAGCTACGTTACCGTGTGAAGTAGATTTTTTAGGGTCGTTAATTAATCCTTCTTCTTCTTCTTTTAAATCTTCTTTCTTTTCATCTTTTTTCTTAGCTTCGTCCATAGTTTCGGTTTCATACATTTCATCCTCATCCATAGCTTCAAGCTCTCTTAAAAGTTCATCAAGATCAACTTCATCCATTTTTTCGGCTTCATCCATTTCTTTAGCTTCATCCATTTCTTTTTTCATTTCATCCATTTCATAAGCTTCATCCATTTCATCGGCTTCATCTACGTTGTAGTTTTCCTCAACTTCTTTCTTTTTCATTTCGTCCATCTCTTTTTTACCTTCATCCATTTCGTCCATTTCTTCTATCTTTTTAGCTAGTTTTTCACGGAGCATAGGAGTAAAAGCTTCTTCAAGAGCGGCCTTTGCATTGGCGATGGCTGTTTCCTTAACAGCTTTAGCATCGGCAATGGCTTCTTTAAGTAAGTCTCTGTTTGCCATTTTGTTGTTTTTTGTCCTCAAATAATTTTTGTTGGAAGTACGCTTATTGGTGACTGACGAGTGTCGAAGCGTAATAGAATATTTCTAATCGATGCAACATAGAGAGTTGCATATTCAAATATACATATATGAAGATTTTCTAAGGTCGCAAAATGAAACCCTCCTTTTTAGGGGAGGGTCGATCCAAGGATACTATCCTAAGAGGGGTTAAAATATTGGACAAGATCCATTTGCGCAAAGGATCTCAGTTAGTAAAGAATTTACTTTACCATATTGATAAGTTTGGATTTCTTTACCTTCTTTAACTAATGTCATATATGAACCTGGATTAGAAGGTGTTGATACAAAGTCCCAACATAATAATTCAAAATCATCTTGTACTTCTAAAGTACCTTCACTCATTTGTTTTAAGGAACCCATTCCACGAGATGATACACCTACTGTAACTCCATTATCAATAAGTGCTTTTAAAATATTACCAGATACTGTAGGTAAAATTTCTATTTTACCCATTACTTTGTCACCATCCCACCAGCATTTTCTAATAATGTGAGAAACGTTTTTAAGAGAAATAATTGAAGAATCGGGGTGATCTAATTCACCTGTTGATGTATTATTTTCAATTACTTGTTGGTATTTATCAATTTCTCTTTCCCATAACTCTTTTGGATAATATCTACCATTACCATTTTTTACTTCAGCTGTGGCTAAAATACCTTCAACTAAAGGATTACCAGAAGGTGCTTTTAACCCCTCATGTAGTTGTTCACGAGAAACTTTAAATGGTAAGGTTTCAATTAATACTTGTTTCATTATTTTTTCAAATCACCGTATCCAGAAGATTTATATTTACCTTTTGGTGCTACTGGTTCACCCATTCCTACTGAATCTTTGGTATATCCAATACCTTTAATACCAAATGAAGCATTTGTATGATAATAGTTAATATCTTTAGCCATGTTTTTAGCAACAATAGCTTTTAATTCATCAACTGTCTTTTTAGCATTTTTAGGATCAGCCATTTCAGTTAAATAACCTAATAAAAATGATTGACCATAAAGGTTATCAATATTTTTAGGATCATTATTATCAAAATTACTTTCTAAATCTTTAGCTACATCTTTATCAATTTTTTCAAAGGTGTTTTGATCACCATATTCTTTTTTATCTTTAACACCAACAGCTTCTGCCAAGTTTTCGTTAAAGATTTTAAACCAATCTGGTTTGTTTGGGTTTTGAGTAGCTATTCCTCCAACTCCTTCATTAAGAATACTTTTACCTTTTAAAATAGTAACAGCATCATTATAAGTAGTTAAAGAAGTAACAAATTCAGGAAATACACGACGTGCACTTTTTAAAAAGTCGTCTTTATTTCCTTTACCTTCTTTAATAAGGTTGTATTGTTGTTGTAATGTCTTTTCCATTTGTTATAAATATTAAGGATAAAATAATACTGAACCTGCTGAAATGGAGGCACTAGTAACAAATAAAGGTACAGTAACTCCTGCTGGAAATCTTAAATTTCCAACAGCTGCTGAACCACTTGCTAAAGTGTTTCCATAATAATCTTTTAATCCAGTAAAAGTAGCTGCTTCTACTACAGTAAAACCACCAAAAGAGCCAGTAACAGCTCCTGATCCACTTAATACTGTTGCAAATGCGTTAACGGGTATATTTGCCATGTTATTGTTGTTTAAATAGTTCTATTAAATCGTCTAAATATTCTTGTGCTAAATCTGTACCATAAACTATGGCATAAGATTCAGGTTTATTTCTATAAAAATCAATCGTTTTATTTTTTGCTTGTTGCATCATTGGAACTAATTGATTTAATTTATCTTCTATTGCATCAAAAGCCATTATACGAGATGCAACAAATTTTCTCCTAGCAGGGTCATTTATTTGCATATCATCTAAAAATTTTTCTACATCTTCAGCTTCCCAAAGTTGTTTTACTATAATACCTTTTGCTTTTTTATTTAATGCCTTTTGGTTAACTAACTTATATTTAAAGTCTTTAACATAAACATTATCTTTTACACCTTCTGAACCTGCTTTTGGACCTGGACCCATAGTTGCTCCTGGACCTTCAGTTACTTTTTTATATCCAGCTTGTGTGTAAGCTCCATAAGTAGATTTTCTTGGTGATGGACCATTATGATTTTCACCTTCTCCTCCAGAGATAAAACCTGAATTTGAAGCTAAAGTAGATATTTCATCTAATTGGTTTTTAACAGCTTCATATTGGTCAGGATAGTATTTTCGAAGATAAGTTCTGTAGTTATTAAAAGCATCTTTTATTTTAACTAAAGTATCATTTACTGTTTTATCATTTTTACCTTCTGGTGAAGTTAATAAATTTTTAAATGCTTGTATTGCTTGATTTAGTTTAGTAAAACTTTCAGTAAAAGAAGCTAATTTAATAATTTCATGAGTAACCGAACCAGTTTCAGGATTAACTTTTTCTGTTTTAAAATATGTTTTTAAATCACTTGAAAAGAAGTCATTTACCATATCAACAGGACCATATTGAGCTTCTAGTCTTTTGATTAAGGCAGGGTCAACATCCTTTGGTTTAAGGGTGACACGTTCTTCTTCTTTTAATTTAAATTTAAAATTACCCATTAGCTTTTACAAGTTCTTCTAAAAGTTCATAATATTGTAATAAATTTACTAAATCATCATTACCAACATTAGATATTTTACCTAATGGAGATAATAAGTTAGTAACTTCATTCAGTTTAATTTGAATAGCTTTATCTGTAACTTTTTTAGATATTGTATTTATTTCTTCTTTAATTTCTTCAACTTTAGTATTATAAAATTCTCTTAATTTTGGAGTTGAATCAACCGAACTAATAAATTCTTTTAAAACTATTTTTTGGTTGTCATTTAATGATGCATATTTACCATTAAATTTTTCTAACATTACTTTATACGTTAAAATACGTAAGTCTTTATCGTATGATTTAAATTCAGTTAATAAATCATCTTCTACTTTTTGTTTATTAACTTGTTTTGTTGTTAATCCTTCTAAAATAGCAATTTTATTTGAAATGATTTGGTCAGGATTAGATAAATTTTCGCTATTATATATCTCTATTAACGTATATAATGCAGCGTGAGTCTTATAACTAGGTAATTTAGTTTTAAAGAATTCCTCTAAGTTATAATGTTTAGAAATTTCTTGAATTAAATTATATTTTTGTCTTTTTAAAGCTCCTCTGTTTAGATTTTTAGAAGACTCAATAACTGAATTGATTACAACTTCTGCTTTTCCTTCTGTTAAATTTTTATGTTTAGTAAGAGTTTCATATAATTTATATTCTCTTCCTAACTCTGTTTTTACGAAATATTTTTTTAGAATATTAGTTGCTTTTGAATCTTTACCGGACAAGGTGTCAGCAGTAATTTGTCTTACTAAAAGCTCAAACAAGATTCCCGTATTTTTATACTTAGAATGTTTAATGTTCATTCCCAAAGATTTTGTTATAAATATATAAAGATTTTTATTCCTTTAACTTACTTTCATCTAATAGTGACTCTCCTATAGTATTTACTTCAGGAGTTACTTTTTTCACTAATCCTTCAATTAAAGATTTGTTCTTTAAGTATATTTGTTTTGCTTCTAATGCTAATGGTGAATTTCCTTTAAATTCAGGTTTGATTCCTCCTTGTTCATTTTCGTTATCTTTATCATTCATGCCCTTAGCACCTAATCTATCCTTACCAAAATTATCATCTTGTGTATTACGATCAGTTGATTTTTCTTCAGGACGACCTAGTTTTAAATCATCACCATATCCTACAGGTACATTTTCTGGTTCGGAATACATTCTTCCTTTACCATACAATGATGCTAAATCATGAGGTGTACCATAGGATTTGCCTGTTACTTTAGGATCATTACCTTCTTCAGAAATTTGTTTTTGTCTAAAAGCACGTTTTTGATCTTCAACAATTAAATCTCTATATTCATCATATTGATCTTCACTGAAGTGGAATATATTATCATAAATCCAATCAGAAGGTAATATTTTAAGGTCCATAATCTTTTGAGCCAAGTCTACCTTTTGAGTTAATAAGGCAATTTTTTCTTGGTCATAGATAATTGAAGGTGTAGTTAATTCTAATTCAAAATTAGTTAATTGTTCACCTGTATAACCTTGAGTATATAAATGTACTAGAGCTATTTTGTATAGTTCTGATAGTACAATACGTTGGATTCTATTAATTGTACGAGCAAATCTAATATCTTCTGCGGCTAATGTTGCTTTACCAGTTAAATCTTTTTCATAACCCATAAATGCTTTAGGTACTTTAAGGGCAGCAAATAATTTATCTCTTAAATAAGTAACATCTTGAATACCATCATATTGTAAACCGGGAGCAGTTTCAATTTTAGTTGACACATCATTACCACGAATCGGAATATAAAAATCTTCCAATAGATTCTGCATGTTGTATTTTAAATTATATTCACCAGTATTACTATCCATTAATGGAGTACGTTTCATTGTAGAAATAGTTTTCTGCATGAAATTTTCTACTTCATTTGGAGGAATAGAACCAACGTTAATATAGAATATACGTCTATCAGGACTACGAGAAATTCTATGAATTAACATAGCATCTTCCATCAACACATATTGTTTAAAAATACGACGAGCTGGTTCCAAATATGAACGACCATAAGGTAAATAGTTAACATCAGTTAACAATCTAAAGTGAGCCATTTCATAATTATCAAAATAGATACCTGGTTGGTTATCAAATGTTCCTAAGTTAGGAGTACCATAATAACCAGAACCACCAGCAAAAATACCTTCTGGTGAATATTTAAATCTTACAGCATTTGGATGTTCTTTGTCATAGTTTTCTTGACGTTCAATGTGGTATGCTGTATAAGGAATTACATTATAAACACCATATTTTTCAGCAATTTCCATTTTAAGGAAAAAGTCACCATATTTACACATTTGGCGAATCCAAGACCACAAATTAAATTCAATGTTTAATACATCATAAAATAAGTTATACAATATTTGTTGAACATCATCATCACTTGATTTAATATGAAGTACCTCACCCATATCATTTTTTAAAGTACATTCATCAGAAATAATATCAAGAGCTGAAGCAACAATTGCATCATAATCCATGTTATCATAATCTGAATAAACCATAGTACGTAAGTACTGCCAGTTTATATTAATTTGGGAACCTAATAAAGAAGTAGTAGATGGAGAATATAATCGGTTATATCTATCCATTAAGGAGTTTGTTGCTATATCTCCGGATTGTTGAATAGAATCAACATCCATTACTTTTAATTCTGTACCACCCTGATTTCTGATTATAACATCCGTTGAAAATAATCGTTGTAATCGGGTGAATAAGCTAGTATCTGCCATTTATGTAGTTTTTTATAATTATAAATATTATAATAGCCATTTAATGTCCTCTTGTCCATGATCTGTTTGAATAGAATATGGATTTCTAGGTTTATTGCTATTATATCCTCCAAGATAATTAGTTTTGCTCATATTTCCAAGTGTAGCACGAGTCATATCATGAGACATTTGCTGAAATTTTAATGAAGTGTCTCTTAGAAACATTCCAATACCAAAACTCATTACTAAGTCATCATTATAACCCGTTTGGGCTTCAGGTCTACCATTTTTCCAAACAAACACTTTCATTTCCTCTAATAATCGTTTTGAACGTATTGTTACAGAACGATCACCAACATATTCTCTAAATTTATTTACAACTAATGGTCTTGTTCTTAAAGACATTGTAAATCCAGGTGTCATATCAGATGAACCTTCGAATACTCTTAGATATGATTCGGCTGTTAATTGGTCTGATTTTGGTGAATGATATAAATTGCGATAACCTCTTTCAATAATAGCATCTAATGTTGCCCAACCAATTGAGGCATTTTCAACTACCAACATAGCATTATTATATTCAGATCCTAAACCTACTAAAAAATATCCAAATTCTTTAGGTGGTAATTGTCCTTTATATTCAGCAACCTGTGTATTAGTTGCTATATCAATAACGTGGGCTGCTGAGGAGTCTTTACCATCACCTCTAGCTACGTCCGCTACTATCATATATTCTCTACTATAATCAGCAGGTTCCCAAACCCATAAATTTTGATCAGCACCTCTACGTTCAATCGGGTCTTTAATTGTTGTTTGTTTTATAAATTCTACCCATTCAGGATAAAATACAACATCACCTGAGGTACTAAAATCACAATCACATTCTTGTGCTGCTAATCTAGGATCACCTAATAATTCATCTTGTCTTTTTCTCCATGCTTCATCTCGTTCAGGGTGAACATACCAAGGTAATTTAATAGGTAAAAAGTCATTTTCAGCACTTTCAGCTGATACCCATGTTTTATGAAACCAGTTACCTGTACCATAAGGAGTTGATAGTACAATTGCACCACCACCAGTTGCTAATGTTTGTTGAGCTGAGGCCCAAATCTCGCCAATTTGTTCAATAAATGCGGCCTCATCGACTATCAATAAAGATACTGCTTCTGAACGACCAGCATCCGAACTTGCTGAAGTGGCTTTAATTTGTGAACCATTACTTAATCGTAATGATAATTTATTATTTTCTTCAGCCGTTATTTTTAACCAAGAAGGTAAATTATCAAACATAAACTTAACCTTCGTAACCATGTTACGAGCGGTTTCTTGTTTAGTTGCAATACAAAGTACGTTTTTATCTTTATGGAATAACATTAACCACAAAGAATAACCTGCGGCTAAAGTTGAAATACCTAACTGACGAGATTTCAATACAATTGAGTATGGATTATCTCTAAATAAACGTAATGTTTTTTCTTGGAAAGGATATAAATTGAATATTACTCTACCACGTTGAGGATGTTGAATGTGGCAGTATTTTTTCATAAAGTGAGCAGGATCTTGAGCACACTTTAAGTATTCTTCTCTGATTATTTGTTTTAAGTCTTGACTCATATTATTTGGAGATTTGCCAATACACCCCTGCCTTAAGCATAGGTTCGAAACGAGTATTGACTCCTACTCCTGCTCTATAGATGATTTTACCTTTTCTTTCATATAAACCATCTAAGGAAATATAACTTGTTTTACCTACACCTACTGAAGGACCAGCATAAAAAGCATGTTTTCTAACAACCTCTTTTGTTATTATTTTTTCAATTTCTTTGTATCGGATTTTATAATCTATACTTTTATCTATTTTATATAAAGGATTTTCACTAACTATTTCATATTTTACTTTAATTTCTGTTGAATCATTTTTTATAACCATTGAATCTCTTGTCAATACAAAAGGTAAAACTTGATATACAGGAATTGAATCGTGAATAGTATCTGTTAAATAAATTTTTTCCCATTTAGGTTTATAAACAGTTTCCTTTTTAGTAAAAGTATCCCACTTGTATTTTATGGTGGTTTGGGTATCTATTTTAGTAACAATAGTATCACCGTTACATTTAGTAAGCCAAATGATTACAGCAATTAATATTGCTATTACTAAATAAGGAAACCCTTTTTTCATAATTAATCAACCAATCCACCTGTATCAATTTTAACGTCTCTTTCTTTAAACGCTTTAACTAATTCAGGTTTCTTTATAAATTGTTTAAGGGCAGCCATTTTTTTATCTTTAGCTTCTCCCTTTTCCATATCTTTAATTTTTTTAACTAAAGTTTTTAATTTGTCTTTAAAATCTTCAAATTCAGTATTTGATACTTTAAATTTAGAAGGAGCACCTTTTACTTTTTCTTTTGCTAATTCAGCTTTAGTAGGTTCTCTATCTTCATCTTCTTCTTCTAAAGTAACACTACCACCAGCTTTTAAAGTATTGATAGCAGTGG